GATGCCGTCTGAAAGTTTTGGGGTGCGGACGGCTTGAAGCGCGTCCGCGATTTCCTTAAGATTGAATCTCTCACCAAACAACCTTAAGGATTTAAAAATGTCTCAAAAAATCACGCACGAGGAATGTCTCGAACTTCAACGCCCGCTTGCCGAGGCATACAAGAAATACCGCACTCACGCGCTTGTCCTATATGCCTTGATTGACAAGTTTCCGCAGCTTCACGGCGATATACGACAACTGACGGAACACATTTCGGTGCGGACACAAGACGAATCCGAAAAGGCGTATCTGCAAGGGCTGCTTCAAAAACTCGATTCAAATCCGCTTCCGACACATCATCCGGAATAAAGCCTAATATCTGAACCCCGCGCCCCATGCCCAAGCCATCGCAAAACTTCTGCACTTCCCAACGCATGGCGGCGCATCGCATACCCGCCAAAATGAACGGGCGGTCTTCCTTGTAGAAACCGCTCCTCCATTCGCCCGATTCCGCGCGGCGGCTTAACGGGTAATACTGCGGATAGGTTTCTTTCAACCAGCCCCGAATATCGGAGTATCTTTTCGTCGTCTGCTCTGTCATTTTTTTGCTCCGTTTTCAGCAAAAGTAAATTATAAAAATACGTCTGGTCTTAAATCTTCGCGTCGTACGCCATACCCCAGTTTTTCAATTTCTACCGCGATTTCAGCAGGCATTTTGTTTCTTCCTTTTACCCAACTATTTACAGTAGAACGTTTTTTTCCAAGCTTTTCGGCTAATGCCGCTTGACCGCCAGCAGCTTTAATTACTTTTTCCAGATGATTCATGACATCTCCTTAATTTAGAGAAAGTATATTTTAAATAACCTTAAAAGTAAACTTTTAGTAGCCGTTTTTTGTCTATTTAAAATTTACAATGCTGAAAACATGGAGAATTTTATGACTTACGATTTGGCAAAATGGGCTACTGAGGCAAGAAAAGCAGCAGGGATGACTCAAGAGGACTTTGCACTTGAGCTTGGCTTCTCAACAAAAGCCAGCGTTAATGCAATCGAAAAAGGACGAAACAAGCCAACATTTGAAACGATGGTAAAAATATCTGAAATTTCAGGATTCCCTTTGCCTTATCAGGAGACCTTCCCAAAAAAATTACTACCTAAAGATTCAGACGACCTTGCTGACGACCGCGTACGTTTTGAGCGGCTGGACGTGGTTGCCGCGCTTGGAGACGGCTACATCAACAACGAAGCAGTGGAGGTGGTCGATTTCGTTCATGTAGATAAAGAATGGGCGCGCGAAAAACTCGGCGGCAACCTCTCCCGTATCCAAGTCATCACGGCACGCGGCGATTCCATGCAAGGCACCATCGAGGACGGAGACGTGCTGTTTGTCGATACCTCCGTCCACTCATTCGAAGGAGAGGGCATTTACCTCCTATCCTTCGCAGACGGCCTAAAAGCCAAACGCCTGCAAGCCTCCGTCGGCGGCGGCCTGCTCGTCATCAGCGACAACCCGTTATACAGAACGGAAACCATCGAAGGCGATGGACTGGAAAAATTAACCATCTGCGGCAAAGTGCGCGGCGCATGGCATTTGTCGGGATTTTGATTTGAAGTTTGAGAAGCGGCTCAGCACACAGTAAGCTTTAGAATGTGCGGCCGCTTGATTTTGGAATATTTAGTTTTATCAACCAATCTTAGAGAAAACGAAGGGAAACTCACATGATGTTTATTATTGGAATTTTGCTGTTTTTGCTTGGCCTAGCGATGGCGGTGGCCGGATTTATCGGGATTTTTGCGCCGAAGCTCTTGAAGGACAGAAAAACTGGCGAGATTCATACGCGCGGATTTTGGGCGAAGTCGCTGGCGTTGGGTCTTGCCATGTTTGTCGGCGGTGCGCTGTTGATGGGCGATGACGACGAGGCGAAGCAGACGGCGGCGGATACCAAAGCGGAAACGCTGCAAGCCGATGACAGCGCTTCTAAGCCTACCAGCGAGAAAGGTTATGATTTGACCATCAACACGCCGAAAAAAGAGCTGCCCATCAGCTTTGAAGAGCTGCGTAAACGGATCAACAGCCAAATGGCGCGTTTTGATTACCCGAAAACCAAGCCTATCCCGAAAAACGCCCAGCCAACCGGAGAGAAAGACTCGGTTAATCTTGTTTATCAGCATACTGCCTCCGAAGGCTTAAGCATGATTATCTCGGCCAGCCCTGAAAACAAAAAACCGCGCGGAATACTCATTCTTGCCGCGCCAACCAGCGAAGGTGACGGCGCAGAATTGCTGGGCTTGTTTGGGAAATCCATCGCCATCTTGACTGCGCCTATTGCCGACGACGCGGCAAAAAGTAAGGAGTTGTCCGCAAAACTTCTAAAAATGAGTGTCAAAGCGGCAGAGGATTTCAACAAGAACCCGGAGGAACAGGCCAAAGATTCCTACACTGAAGACGGCATCACTTACAGCATTGCTATCACGCCCGGCCTGCCTGTTATGTTTAGTTTGTCGCTGGAAGAATAATAAACATGATAGTCGGACTTTTCGAATTGACCGTATAGACGGCGGCGTTGTCAAAACACGCACCGGCGAAGTGTTTTATTTATCAGCCTTGATACAGACAGGGATCGCCTGATTTTAGATGTTGTATTTTGGGATATTGAATGGCAATCTTATTTGCAAAGTGCGACATTTTTTCTAGTTCTATAATGCTTTTTTTCATGAAAGCATTGAAATCAACTTAAAAGTTTACTATTATGCCAGAAGTGATATATAAGGGGCTCCGATACTCTTGTGTCTTATCGGATAAGGCCATGAATGAAATTGGCTTTAATAGGAATGATATAGATTTCCCAAAGAAGATTTGTGGCGAGGATTCAAAAGAACTATTAGCTCGTATTGTTCGTTATTGCGATGGAATACCTCTAAATGAACCCTTAGAATTGAACAACGAGGGGCCTTATTTTTGGGCGATTAAGACGGCGAGACCAGAAAGCCTAAGAGCTTATTTTTTTCATGATGAAGACTATAATGGTGAAAATATGGTTATCACTCATTTCATCAAGAAAACAACTCAAAAATTAACCCTAGAAGACAAAACTAAAATGAAGCTTATTAGGGATGAATATATCCGTAACGGTGGAGTTTGATTATGAATATGCCAATCTTGAATCAATTATTTTCTCGTTTTGATTTTCGCAAGAAACATAATCGTATGGATTTGAATATTCAGGCGGTTGATTTGCTGCGCCAAGCATTGGAAAGCAAAAATATTACAAGGACAGAGATTGCTCAAAAACTGGGAATCTCTATTCAAGCAGTTTCAAAAACACTGTCTTTATCGGAAAAGAATCTAGAGTTGAATACGATTGCAGACATTGCGACAGCGCTGGATATGCAATTTTCTTTAGAATTGGTAGATGATCCACACTGTGTATCTGTGACAGTAGCGACTAATCAGGAGAAGCTTAGTTATAAAGTTGATAGAACTTCCCTTGAATACAGTAAATTTTTTGTAAAAGATGGCGTTTCTATTTCTTCTGATTCTGCCTCAAGTTGTTGCAAATCTTCCTTTGAATTGGAGCCAGCATGACTATTACCCTAAATAATTTTTCGCTGCTCAATATCGGTGTTGATGCTGAAGATTTTGCTGATTTTCCTGGCATACCTCCTCTTAATATTATGGAAAATCTTCGACTCGAAACACAAGGTTATCGTATTGCCATAGATTCACCGAGTATAGAGATTCGTTGCCAGGCTAACTTTCAATATATTATTAATCCCGAAACAGAAGAGTCATGCACTGTTACCATAAAAATGGTTTATACTGCTGCATTTGATATTGAATCTAAGAACGACGTTGATTTGCACGCTATCGGTGATGACCCCGAAAAATTGAAAGTCTTGCTCAATCTGACAGCTAATGCTGTACGTTCTAAATTAGATTTATTTTTGTTTGGGCTCGGCATCCACTCTCGTCATTCTTTAGGTAAGTATAATATAGACTTCTAATTATTTGTATCAAGGCCGTCTGAATTTCAGACGGCCTTTTTGTTTAGTTAATATTTTATTTTGAGCATGGCTTGATAATTGGCGAGTTCGCGCTCAGCATGATCAAATGCTTCCATATCGGCGGCTTCGCTTGCCTCACGGCTTTTTGCCTTCCAATATTCTATTTTCTTCTTTATCCATTCGTATGGATTGTGAGTATTAGCTTCCATTTTTTATTATCTCCGTTGTCTCCCCGGTGGTCGGGAATGTGGTGGCGGTTACTTCGCCGTCATAGAGGGTGATATCGAAATCTATCAGGCTCTCAAGTCTTATTTTGCTGATTAATCCGCCGCTGTCAAGCGTATGGGATACTTCAACGCCTACCCACGACTCTGCATCTATCTCGGATTTAAAGCCTGAAAGCGTTACAGGACTTTCAGGGGCAATATCCGGACGACCGACGGCCATTGTCATTTCAAACTCCATTGCACCACGTTTTAACTTGCGATAGGCGGCGCGCGCTCCATTGGCGGCAGTGGCGGCGGATTGGTATGTATGGCGCAGGGTTTTGATTTTATGAGACGATGTATCTATTTTTTTCGTCTCTACGACATTTTTTGTTGTTGTCTTGTGGGTTTTGCCGTCTTTGCGCTTGGTCTTGTATTTCTTTGTCGTGGTAACGGTTTTTTTAATTGGGTCGTAATTTCCCTCCGCGATGACAACCTCTTGCTTCTTGCCTGTCTTTTTATCGATATAGTAGGCGCGCACGGCGTTGTAGCTTTCTGTCGATGAGTAGCGGAAATTGAAGCTGTCGCCGTCATTACGGGTCAGGGCAATGGTCGGCAGCTTATCGCCGCTGGCATTAGTCGCTTCGCCCGCGCTGACGAAGAGCAGGCGGCCGCCTTTTACTGTGGCAACTGCATCATACCGCTGGGCAAGTCGGGCTATAAACGCTGCATCGGATTCGTTGCTTTGGTCGATATGGTCTATCATCTCCTTTTCATAGGCTTTACCGATAATCGGCTCATATCCGTGCTTTTGGGCTATTTCTCCGATGATGTCTTTCAACTGCTTTTTATGCCAGCTTTTCTCAACGGATTCTGCAAATTTGTCGGATATATCGGCGGATTGGGCAGTGATACTGATGGTATCAGGTGCGCCGCTCCATGATACTTCGGTAATCTTGTATTTCCCTTTATCTACCACGCCTGTTTCCATGTAGCCGATGGCCAGTGTGATTTCGGCAGCCTTGGGCGGCAAAGACAAAAGGCCGTCTGAATCATCAAGCGTAATGGTCAATTCATCCGCCTCAAATCCGCGTTTATCCGTTAGGCTGATGCTGCTAATGCGGCTGACGGCATTTGTCCCAAACGGCTTGCCGTTAATCGTCAACATGGCAACCGGTGTTAGATGGTTGCCGCCCGTATCGGTCAAAGCTGAAAACACTTTGGCGGCGGCATTTTTAATTTGCTTACCCAATCCTGCAATCATTACAACCCCACCATTTGACGTACGGTTGACACGGCGGCGGTCAAAGCTGCACCATACATCCCCATCGGGGAATCCGACACTTTCTTCAGCTCCATACTAAAGCTGATGGCGCGCGCTTTGCCATCCCACATCAATTCTTTCCGACCTTCCTTAATGGATGTGATGACGTATGCGCCCAAGATATCGCCATTACCCATAATCAGGTTGTACGGCTTCCCTTCATTTGCCATCATCCGCAACAGGGCTAATGATGTATCGCCTCCCGTGATTTCTGGGCGCAACTCTGCCGTAATACTGAGAGTCTCATTTTCCGGACCGGTATATTGCACCGGAGACAGACCGCCTCCTACGGTATTTTGCGTAGGATGCCGCCATGAATAGCTGCGGTCATACCCCTGAAACGGAACAGTCACCGTATGGAAAACAAAAAAACCTAAAGCAGCTAAAGCCATCATTAATCCTTATCTGCGAACATTGAACGGGCGCGGCGCGCCTGATTACGGGCTACCTGCTCAATTTGCCGCGCGACTTCTTTTGCGATATCGACGGGCGAACTATTGCCGCCATTGATGTTGATGGAGATATTCATCGGCATAGCACCGCCGCCTGAACGGTTGAATCCGTCAGGCACTGCGACCGCTCCAACTAAAGACGGAGTAGGGCGGCCATTTTCAGACGGCCTTGCCAGTCCACTGGCCGAACCGCGTACAAATGACTGCAAAGAACCCATCTTCCCTCGCCCCCAATTGAGCGCAGCCATACCGCCACGGCGCAAGGCATCAACAATGCGCCATCCGCCAAAACGGGATACATCGTTTTGACTAAAAACAACCTCCCCCTTATGCACAATACCGGCTGCTTCATTACTACGGCCTGCGCCCGTATAACCACCGACAGAGAATCCTCTGTTTGGTACGCCGACACTGGCAGGCGTGGCACCGCCGCCTGAAATTGCACGCCTTACCCACTCCACAGCGGACCTTGCCGCTGCTTTCAATCGATCGAAATTGGCAATCAATCCAGCAATCACGCCAATTGGTCCAGTAAATGCGGCAATCAATGGATTTTGGCGGAAAACGTTTTTCAGCCAGTTCCAACCGGCAGTAAGTCCAGCTTTCAGCCTGTCAAAATTGGCAATCAGCCCGACAATTGCACCTATCGGCCCAGTAAAGGCCGCCAACAGCGGATTTTGGCGGAAAACGTTTTTCAGCCAATTCCACCCTGCAATCAGTGCGGCTTTTACCTTATCCCAGTTTGCCCATAATAGAATCAATGCACCAACCGCCAATGTCACGAACAGTACAATCGGGTTGGCCATCATTGCGGCGCGCAAGATCATCAAACCACTTTTCAGCATACCAAATGCGCTTAAAGCAGACGAACCAAGCGACAGAATGGCAAATTTAGCCATGACCATAGGTACCAACAGGGTAGACACAACCAAAGCCAAACCGCTCAAACCAACCAGCAGCATACTGCCCACAGCGACTACTTTCATAATACCGGCTGCAAGCTGAGGATTTGCGGCCGTCCATTGCGTAATTGCATTGAGCCAGCCACCAACAGTCGTCATCAGTCCTGACAACATACCGAATAATGCCTGTCCTGCACCTGCTTCTGCGTTGAACAGCTGATTTTTGAAGACCTGCCATTTTGACGACATTGCACCCATACGGGTCTCAAACTCGCGCGCCATCGATCCGATGGCATCTTGCGAATTTGCCAGCTCCATTTGTCGCCGCCATTCTTCGGTATTACTGATTAAGCCTGCGAACACTTTGTTATATTCGCCGCCTGCCAATCCTTTTAAAATGCCTGCCTGCTCTTCTTTCGGCATTTTTTTAACCGCCTCGACAATCTTTATTAACGTGGCGTTTGCATCTTCAACCATCCCTTTTTGCACGTCTTTTGCATCAAGCCCAATATCTTTCAAGGCTTTTCTTACCGGCTTCATATCCGGAGCGGTAGACAATCGGGTAAACAGTGCCGATACCGCGCCGGCGGCTGTTGAGTCATCAACGCCTTGAGAGAGCAGGGTAGAGCCTAATGCCGCTACGTTTTTCTCGCTGATTTTTGCCAGCCCCATTGAGCCGCTGACACGGTTCATATAGTCGATAATGGCTGCGCCGCTTGAAATCGCGTTGTCATCTAAGTAGTTGATAACATCGGCAAGGTCACGCCCTTGTTCAGCCGTCAGCTTAAAGTTGGCATTGATGCGCCCCAAGTTTTCAGCTAGACCGCCCATATCCTCTGCATCAAACGCCGTGGCGGCAGCAGCAGCGGTTTTGACATATTGAGCCAGCTCTTCGCGCGGCACATTCATGCGCGCGCCGGCCTCATACATCTCCATGATTTGAGTTGTCGCGACCGGCAAATCATTGCTCAAGCCCTGAATCTCGGTTCGGATTTTGGCGATTTCCGCGTGATTTAAGCTGTTATCCGCATTCTTCAATCCTTGCACTTGGCGGATCACACCCAGCATGGCATCTTCTTCGCTCATGCCTGCGCTGACTGCTTTTGCAGTCAACCCACCCAATGCCACGCCGCCCGCCATGCCTTTTGCTGCCATCCCCTGAATACGCCCTGCCATATCACTGGCATTACTAATGGCATTTTTTCTGTTGGCTATACGCTCTGCGGCCGCCTTTTGCTTATCCATCTTGGCGGTGGCTGCTTCTGTGCGCCGATCAAGCTCATGCTGAGCGGCGGCGGCATCACGGGCTTTTATTTTATGTTCTGACAGTTTTTTATTAAGTACCTCAAGGCTTTCTGTTTGCTTTTTTTGCTTCTCATTCAGCCTTTCACGGACAGATGCCAACCGTTCCATTTCGGCAGTTTGTGCTTTACTTGCGGTGCCGTTTTTTTTGATTTCCGCGTTTAATGCACTGACCGCTTTACGGTTTTCATTCATCTCGCGCGTGGTTTCACGGATTTTTGCGTCCAATCTTACGCGGTCTTCCACCAGCTTCTGAGCACGGCTAAGAGCCTTCAACTCTTCACTGGTTTTTGTCAGCTCTTTTGACAGACCACTTGCCGATGCTTTGATGCGCCCCAATGCACCGCTGGCCTTGTCATGAGCATCCATCAGAATTTTGACAACAAGGTTTTTACTCATCCGAATCTGCCTTATTGATTAAAATTGCCCGATTCGTCCAACGGATTAAATCGGGCAAGTTCAAGTCATACCAACCGGCCACACCGCCGCCAAATATGGCGGGGCGCCGGGGGGGACAGTGGGCACCTGTGGGGGTGGTATTTAAAGGTTGCTCATCATCATCAACGAGCAGCTCATAAATGCTTATTCGATCGGCGACACATCTTGCAAAGTCTTCGCCTCTGATTCGGATTCCGACAGGTAGCCCAGCTCTTTCAAATCCGCCATCATCTCCGTTCGGGCTTTCGGGGCGGCTGAAAAAAAATTTAAGGCAACGTTTATCAGCTGAGTATCCGACATTTTCAGCTTGAGATAGTCCAACTTAGTCAGCTTAGGCTCGGTAATGCGACCCACTAGCATACGCACTTGCTCTGTGTGCTTATGCTGTAAAAGGTCTTGCAGCAAGCCTTCCATATGGCGTGCAGTCGGCTCAATCATTTTGTATGTTTTACCGTTACTCAGGGTAATCTCGATGGTTTCTTCATCAATAATTTTGATGTTCTGCTCAGTCATTTTATTTCCTTTAGGCCGCCTGATTTTTTCAGACGGCCTTTAATTTACAAGCCCAAATTTTTACGCATACCGGCGAAGTAATCGCGACCGTTAATGATACATTTCAGATTCATCACATCAATCTCAATAATATCTTCGCCGTTTACCGATTCTTTCCAATACGTTAAGACATACTTAAACGTATGTTCCCCACCTTCGCCTGCTTTATCTTCGCTGGGTTCTACTTCCACAATGCGGCCGCGAAATTCGCCATACAGCATTTGGTGTTCTTCTTCGTCTTCTTTATGCAGGCTGCCTTGGTAGCGGACAAGATTGCCGCCAATTTTATGAGAAATAGATTTAAACAGCTCGACATCATAACCTTTAGACACCAATTCCAATTCCAGCTTCTCTACGCCATGAATAGCGGAAAGCTCAAAAGGAACGCCACCCGGTGTATAGTCTTCGGTTTTGAATTTTAGAGCAGGGCGTTTAACCGTCATGGTTACGCCATGTTTATTGAGGCCGTCTGTAAAAACGTTGAAGCTTTTGAGTAAACGCGGTAACTGCATATTTTTTTAACCTTTATACGGTAGTCGGTTTCATGTTGCTGGCAAACTCGATAACCTTATCTGTCAGATTGACAATAAATTTATCGCTCACATACTGATTCAACTCAATATTTTCCAGCGGCGGTGGCACGGTAAATTCGTAGTCGAATGCGAAAATACCGCTTGATACACGAGCCGTGCTGACTTTTTGACGGTCAATGCGTACCTCGGCACCAAGCAACCAGCCTTTAGCAACATATTCGCTCAGCTTGGCATTGATACTCATCAAAATATCAATCATTAAGCTTGGATGCATTGGCTTATCCATTGCCCACAAGAAACTTGTGGCGATGGTTTCTTTAATTAGGTTTGACATACGCACGGTAGGCTCGAACGCCCAAACAGGATCTTCGGAACAAGTGCGGTTACCCCATACACGATAGCCGTTCTCACGAATCAATACGGTGACATCGGCGTTGTTGATGGTGTTTGCCTCACTATTTTTATCCAGCAAGCCGAAAGAGCGCGGATTTGAGAGGCCGCTCACACCTAAAATCTCAGTATTTGAGATAGATTTATGAGGACCAATAGAATCATCCAATCGCGCACGCGCACCAAGAATACGACCGATAGTAGCGGCCTTGCCGGTGGTTTCATCGGCATCATTGAAGCTTGTAAAATCACCATCAACCAACATAAGGAAACGAGAACCAAAGTTTTTGCGGTATGTTTTAACTTCTTCCAAGTCATCCGCAGTAGCGCACGATGCGTACACAAATGCACCCAGTGCCTCAGCCACTGCGACCATCTCGGTAGTCACATCCTGTACGTCCAATTCAGGCGCGCCGATAATATTTGGGCGAAAGCCTGTAACAGCCGCAGCTTTACGCAAAGCTTTCACACCTGCAATAACGTTGGCTTTTTGAGCTTCTGCCTCGCTATTTGATGATACGCGGACAACAATTACACGCGCATCTGCTTGGTCTAAGATGCCATCGAGTACCTTGTACAACGTACCGGTCTTACCTGCCTTATCGATTACAGCGGCAACAGATGTAGTAAACACTGGCTTATCGAGAGGGAATACATTTTCATCTGCATCATCCGCAATGGCGACAATGCCAATGATATTACTGGTAACATCGGCAATAGGGCGCAAACCCTTTGTGTATTCATTGGCGGTTACGCCGTGCATACGGTTTACTTGAGACATAGGACAACCTTTTAAAATTTCATAAAATTCAACACTTTTTACCGCTTTTTCTCTGCCTTTTCATCATCATCAGAATCTAATCGTGCTTTTTAGGTATCTGCCATCTCTTCAACATAGAGATACACCGAATACTCCACATCAATTTTTTCTTTTGCCATATTCGAGCGGACAAAAACACCTCTACTTGTTTTAGCAGATAAGTTGAGCGTCAAAAACAATACCGGCAAGCGTTTTAAATGCTCCAATTGAATATGAATCTTCGGATCTGTGTATTCCTGAGAAAAAGAGACCTCTGCCCATGTATAACCGCCATCCGCCCAAATGGCTTGAGGCAAGTGAATTTTTTCACGCTTTGGCTTTTTCAACAGAGCGCGCAGAGCCGCAACTTCTGATGCTGTTTCGCTCTGCTGGCGAACAATACCCTCCATCTCGGCTACTTTGGCGCGCAACGATTCAAGTGCAGTAGGATTCGCTGATTCCGCCGCTGCACGTTTTGCCTCTTCTAATTTAGGCAATATAGAACTGATTTGATTGTTGATTTCCTCAATCTCAGCAGATTCCTCTGCCTGATTGACGGCTTGCCGCAGCCCGTCAAGCTGCTGCTTCAAGGCAATTACTTCTTTATTCGACTGCACCGCCCGATTCACTGCTTCCTCAAGTTTTAGCCGCTGAGCTGCCAAATCTTGAGCAACATTAGATAATTGACCCTGCGCATTCTCCAAGTCAGTCAATCGCTGCGCCAGCGTGCCGGCTGATGCAATTGCCGCCTGTGCCAAATCAAGGCGTTCTGATAAGGCTGCGATCTCTTCTGACTCTTCGGCAGCTTTGACTTCCCCTCTCAATGCCTCAATTTCCGCTTCTAAACGTGCAATCACATTGCGATCAAGCAGCTCTGAATTCGCGGTATGAATAACAACCAATTCCGGTGCAACTGCAATTTCGACAGTTTCATCATGCAGCAGGCCGTCTGAACCTTCGCCAGCCGATAATTTACCGATTGACGGCGTGACGTGTATTTTCCCGCGCAAATATGTTTTTACAACATCGCCAAAAGCGGCGCGAAAATCATAATCAGCCACCACCCAATCAAATGTTGCAGTTTGCGCCGCAGAAAAATCAATCACTACACCACGCTCAGTAATCGCCACAGATGGCGATATTTTGCTGCCTTCCACTGTCATTACGGTGAATAACAGATTTGCTTTTGACAAGTCCAATGGGGAGCCGCCCGAAGATAAATCCAAGCGGAATCGATGAGTATCGCCTTGATAGATATGTAGGTCTTTATTTTGCATAGCCTGAACCGTAACGATTGGCAATCATAGTCGGGGTAAATAGATGAGGATTACTGAACCCCAACGCGTGCGCACACCATTCTGAGCAGAACCATTTGTTTTTTGATTGCTGAATTTTCAACCGGCGGAAAATTGATTTCGTACACAGCACACCTTTTAGGTCGTACTTTGCGCCTTTAGTATCACGCCATAGCTTCATCGTTTTCCCATAGTTCAGATTAGGCTTTGGCAGCTCAATCAAATCCCATTTGTCAGACGGTAACTCCATACGTTTACAACGGACACCACCATCGCGGAAAGATGAGGAATAGCAGTCAAACTGTCCGTCAGGCATCTGAATAGCGATTTCACAATGAGAATACTCGCCGCGTGTTGCCTTTCGGATCCCCCAGTCAATGAAGCAATAAATCAGGTCTTTGGGCGATTTGATTTGTTTTCGGCCTTTGTACAATGCCAAATAAACTTTACTCATTCAGACGGCCTCCGGCAGCTTAAACTCGATTTTGATTTTGTCTAAGGCTGATTTGGTTTTGGCAGCCTCGATTTGGTCTTGGATTGCTTGACGTTGACCGGCAACAATGGCAGACAGGGCGGAATATGCCAGGGATTTTTTTAGAGCGGCCGCTTTGAGCTTGTCTTTGTCCAAGCCGCGCGCGGCTGCAATGCCGTCTAGGATTGGGGTAGCGGCTGATTTATCGGCCGCCCACGCCTGCGCCTCGGTTGACTGGAGCGGCCATGTCGCCAACTCGAAATCGGGGACTTGGCTCGCTCCGGAGTGGGCGTCAACAAAGTTTTGGGCGGCGGCGTTGAGTTTTGTCAGCAGATCGGCTTTTAAATCTGCCAGATTTGCCGTTTCCAATGGGGTCAGGCTGACACGGTCAGGCAGACTGCCGATTTCTTTCCATACTTGCGCGCCGTCTTTGCTAAAGACGACCGCGCCGCGATAATCTGGGAGTACTTCCCAGCTCTCGCCCGTCCATCTTGCCGCTTGGTTTTCTTGCAGCGGCGGCACTTCGGCTTCGATACTTTGACGGCCGTCGTCAAAATATTGCTCTTCCACAAAAAGGCCGTCTGAATCAATTACGCATCTTGTCATTTTTTAATTCCTTGTTTTCGTTTTCCAATTTTTCAACTTTCTCAGCCAACTCTTGGATGGCTTTTGCCAAAACTGGGATAAAAGTTTCATATTCAATGGTGTAGGTGTCGTTTTTGATATTGACCATAGGCAGGCGGCCGTATTCTTGCTCCAGCGCGGCGATGTCCTGGGCAATAAACCAATGCTGGAGCCGTTCTTCTTTATGGCTGCCGTCTTTGGTTGGGTTCTTCCACCATTCGCGCACTTTGGCGGCTCGCTCTTCTTCGGGCAGGTCATGGAAAAGCTCGTCAACGTATGAATCACGGCGGTCATAGTAACCAGTTACAGGATTCAGCTTCATGACAAAATCCAAGCCCTTTTCAAGCGGCTTGATGTCTGTCTTGTCGCGGCCGTCTGAACGAATATTTACGTTCGTCGGGGCGTATAGCGTTTGCCCGGGTATGCCGATTTGGATTTCGTTGTCACCGTTTATTCGCGCGCCATAACCGATGGCGATGGAGTTTGTGATTTTTGTGTTCAAGGTATCGCCTTGCACGTTTCGATATCCCGCGCTATCACCGATGGCAACACATTTCTCACTACTCGCTAGCGGAATCGTCCAATGCCCGATAGCGGTTGTTGACGTATGGGTGCCAGTTCGCAATGATGATGCCCCGATTGCGGTTGATTTTTGATAATCGCCCCCCAAGAACGCGGCCTCGGCGCCGATGATAGTTGAATAACCTGCCGTTAAAGCCTTATTCATCGCATTTGTCCCTATGACTGTTAGCGAGTCATTCTTGGTTGCTGATGAGGTATCCGAGAAAACAAACTTTAGCTCGGCGTCGCCGGAGGTGTTCAGCTCTTTTGAGCTACGAACTGTTATATTATTGCCGCTAATCTCTACGACTTTCACGGGGATGACGTCGTTTTGTAGGGTTTGCGCAGCTCCTGATGTCAGGCGTATGCCTACCCAATAATTAACCTTCGCCGCTCGAATATTATTAAATGTCAAAGTAATAGTCTCGCCCGATTGGGTGTACCGGCCTGACTCTGTTCCTGTCCAGACAACATTTCCGCCGTTTGGCGCGCGGTTTTGTTCGAGGCTTTCCATTGCATTTGCGCCGATGACTGTCACTTTCTCGGCGGTTTTCGCATTTTTTGCCGCGTTGCCGCCGATTGCGGTTTGCGCGGCGAGTCCTTGGTATGTTTTCAATACGGCCTCGCCGATTGCGACTGTTTGAGACGTCGGGGACGGCCAGAAAACCTCGATGTCTCCTGTCAGCCCGACAGGGGCCGTTCCACCTATTGCGCCTGCCCCAAGTGCAATATTTGATGAGCCTGTCCCCAAGCCTTGCCCTGCATTGCGCCCGATGGCAACGTTGGAATAACCGCTAGTAATGCCGCGCCCAGCATTGCCGCCGATGCCGATGTTGCGAGTACCTGCCATCCTTGACTGGTCGTACCATTCAGTCTCAGCTTGCACGTTGAACAGGCTGTCTGCGCCGATGGCGATGTTGTCGCGGCTCTTTTGGGCATTACCTTGCGCCCGGCTGCCAATTGCAATCCCGCTCACGCAATTGGTCATGTTCCCAATTGCGCCTTTCCCTATCACGGTCAAATCTGATCCGGTCCACTCGTTGGATTTGAGATTGGCCGCCGCGCCGGTTCCGCTAATAAACCGTCCAATTCCTGTGCGGATCGGCTGATATGGCATATCGACGGTAACGCCGTTGACGGTAAATTGGCCGTTTCCGTATTTGTTTTTTATTTGATATTTTTTATTTGTGTCAATTTTTAAGCCTAAGCAATCGACAAACACGCCCAACGCGGCGCTTTCGGCGGCCTCGATGGTTTCGGCGGCCTCGATGGTTTCGGCGGCGTTGTTTTTTGATTCGGCATAGCCAAAATCTCGAAGGCTCAAGGCGGTGTATTGGCGCAGCCAGCGTGTGCCGGATTCGCCGACGATGACTGTGGCGGCGTTTTCGGCAAGGGCTTGATTATCAGATTTCACAAACACGCCGCCGCCGCCGTTGATGCCGTCCTGATAGTTTTTGACGCT